CCCGGCCATTTCTGACCGGGCTTAGTTTCTTATGCTGTTTTCATCTTAGTTGCCTATATGATGAAGTTAGCGATACTCATTCTAGCGTAAAATTTTGCCCCTTCTCTGAGCAATTTCTTACCATATCTCGTCAAAATTCCCTTTCTTGGGCAGAAGCTTTCTGGGTCTAGGACCACAGGAGTCTGTGTCAGCGGTACATATGGACAGTAGAAATATCCAGAGTCCATGTAGCTGTCGCCTTTATAACCCATCAAAATCTGTCCCTGTGGGAACAGTGGGTCTTTATACAGACGCCATCTGTTGTTGATCGTTCCGACGTACTGAATACCAAGACTTGAAGTAAAGGTTTCAGATGGTGCAGGAGCGAAACCAGCCGTAGCTGTTTCAAACACAGATGCAACTTCTGGAGAAGTAACAAGCCAGTTACATCCGCCACGAAGGGTCTTACGATGAACTACGTTACTTACTTCAACGACCTTAACATAAAGAGACTCGTACTTCTCTTTAATCGTGTCGCCAAGTGCTGTATTGAAGTCCCATACAGCGATTGTTCCTGCGTTGTTACGCAAGTCAGTCAAAACTTCTCGGTCGATTTCGAGGTTGATTTCTTGTGCAAGCACAGCGGTCAACTCGGCTTCGGCGTCGAGGTTATGTTGTGAACGAAGGTCTTGCTGTGCTTCGTAAGACCAGACAGCTTTCAGCTTACGGGTCTTGGCAGCAATTTCTTCGGACTCGATTACGAGGTTAACTTCTGGAAGGTCTTGATTACATTCCATGTTGTACTCATAAGAGCAGACAACGTGGTTTGCACCGGGATCTGAATCCCATTCAAGAACCACTTCACCAGTAACAACATCAAGGCTTGAACCAGCGGTGATGGCAACGCCACCCGGAGGTGTTCCAATAGCTGTAAAGGTGAATGTTCCGTCTTCTGCAACTACAAAAGTTTGGATGGCGACTGCACCGTCATAGACAGTACCGGTCATTGTTCCAGCCAAAACTGGTGTGTGCTCAAGAGGAGCATATACAGAAGTTGTGTCTCCACCAACATCAGTTGAACTTGTTTCGTTCTGCACGAACTGATGCGTGTAGAAGATTTCCAAGTTTCCGTCACCGGAAGCTAACTGCTGAAGTGAAGTAGCGTCATCGCCGGGGAATCCGCCATTGAGGTCAGCACCTCTCATAGCTCCCTTGTTGGATGAGTATCGGAAACGCAGGTAGTAAACCAAACCGGTTGGTCCAAGCAATGGCTGGACTGAAACGATCTTGTTCGCAATAAGCTGCGGGTAAATTCTTCGTACAAGCGGAATAGAAATTCGCTTGAACTGAGCGATGTCGCCAGTGTCGGTCATAGCCTCGTTAATTAGACGCTGGTTTTCCAGCATAACGGCGGCTGTGGCTCTTTCGTAACGATTGTCAATTCCATGAAGCATGGATTTGCCGTTAGAAAGTGGCTTTGACCATCTGGACTCAATCTCTCTTGCTTCGTTTAGATAACGTGCATTAAATGACATATTGATTTCCTCTCTTAGAAAAAGCTTTAGTTAGCTTCTTCAATTCCAGATAGAACTAGAAGGTCGTTCAGCGGATTTGACCCTTCCGTCAGGGTCTCCTCTTTTTTGCTGCCTTCATTTGTTGGTGCTGCGTACTCGGCAATTACCTGATCCGCAGTTACCCTTTGGCCACGCCCACTTGCATTCTTCGCTTTCTTTGCTCTTTCTTTTCTTCCGGCTTTTGTTGCTTCTGTAAGCAGTGCATCGGCTTCGCCGACTTGCTCATTAAGCTTATTGTTTCTTGCCGACAGCTTTACATTACGTGCTTCGACGATTCGAAGCTGTCCTTTGAGTGACTCAACGGACTTGTGTGTCTCTTCAAGCTGTTTTGAGGCGATGCCATTCATATCATCACGATCAATGTAGTCGGAAAGAATTTCAGCCATTTTTTCGACTGCGACTCTTTGCTCAAGTACATGTGGATCTGCGAGAATATCTTTTTTGGCAGACTCATAAATTTCTTGCTCTTGTAGTGCTAGGAATTCATCCATCTTATCGACCATGAATTCTTGCATTTCCTTAAGCTTGTTATCAAATTCTTCGTAGAGTTCGACTTCAATGTTTCCATTTTTGCCCTTCTCTGCGTTAAGTTCGTTCCATGCTTCCTCGAAACCTTCTTCGAGAGCCGTTTCGAACTCTTCACGTTGTTCATCAAGCCGTCCCATGAGAGAGGCTACGCATTCGTAAGCTTGCTGATAACCTTGTTCAGCAATAGCTTCGTCCGCTTGCTTTTCTTCAGCTAGTTGTGAGTAAGCTTCTTCAAGCTTTGTCTGAAACTCTTTTTCGAGTCCTTTGACTTGCTCAGCCATCATTGATTCGACAGCTTTGGCAACCTCACTCACATGCTCAGCAGGAAGAATCTTCTTAAGTGCTTCTGTGATTGTTTTCATTAACCTAACCTCGACATATATTTTTCTGATTGAGATTTAACAAAGCCGCCCAGACAGGCGATCAATGCTTCTTTGTTAACCATATCTATGCCGCAGGACTCGTTTTTAGTAATTCCTGCTTCTATATGATCATTCCCTCGTCCCTCAAGATTTTGGCGGGGAGTTACGCTCTCTCGCTTCTTTCCTGCTGGTTTTGCATCTATTACTTTCTCTTGGAATGCTGCAAACGTAGAAGGATCGGCAACTGCATCAAAGGTAATAAGCTTGTAGCTTTCACCAATAACTAGGATGCCATCTTCGTTTGTAGAACCATTTCCAACACCTCTCGAACTAATTCCGACTTTTACTCCATCATTGATAAGTGCTTTAAGGACTTTACCGTGAGGAGTATTCAGAATTTCGCCTTCTCCCATTAAGACATTCCCATCCCACCAAAGATTGGTGATAACATGAGAAGCGTCTGCAAAGTGAATTATTGAATCCGTTGGATGGTCCAGTTCTCCGACAAGTCTTCTTTCTTCAAGAGCTTCTTGAAGACGTTTGACATTTTCATCAAGGACACCATACGGATACATGCGCTTATTTTTGTTGATTGCCTCGGCTTCTTGGAATTTGCCCCTGAACTTAACGAGTCCCCGTTCGCTTGGGGCCTCGCTTTCGTTCAGTTGCATTCCTTCAAAACCGGAGCCAGTACAACAATCAATTAACAACATATTGTCCATTACTGCTCCTTAAAGAATTATTTGTCAACTACTAAATCGGTCTCAGGACCATTCTTCATCTTGTGACCACTGCCACCTTCTCCACCAGCTTCGCCCGGTACATATGGGTTCTGAAGATCAGGCCATGTATCGGATGTCTGCCATGTAGACCAGTGTTGGCCTGTAGCATCTTTATCAACGCCTTTTTCGCCCTTCATCGTGTAGTCGCCAAATGGCTTCGGCACGTAAGGATTCTTAAGTTTCGGGAAGACTTCTCCACCACCAACTTGTCCCCAACTATTGTTTCTCATAGTCTTGGCGTTTTTACCGCCTTTATAGTTGTGGTTGTCCTGACCGATTGCAGGAGCGGAATCGCCCCATTCGCCTTCATGACGACCTGATACAGCAGGAACTTTAGCGTTTCTTGCCATATGTGGATGATCGCCTGAGACTGTCAGGTGAGGTGTATTAGAAACATCCCACTTCTCAGAAGAATATTGGACGTTTGCTTCGACGAATCGAGCTAGCCAAGTGGCTGCTTCTTCAACGAGTAGCAAGTCAGGCTTGATGTTTTCATTAAGAACGTCAGCAAGCTCATTAAGATAACTTGCAGATTGCTTCATAATGGATTTTTCATCACGTCTCTCTGCCATCTTGTAAAGACCTTCATAGGTTTCGTACAAGTCAGAGAACACTTTTCTTTCAAGGCCGAACTGTTCATCCAATGTTGGATAGAATTGCTCAACAACGCCTTGGAAGTGTGCGTAAGGATCAGTTTCCTTATCACATCTTGAGGCACCAGCCAGATGAAGAATCTGGTTGACCTTTTCTGTGTAAGCACTGTGAGCTTTACGAAGCAGACCTTCTGCCATAAATACACAAGTTTTGTCTTCATAGTTGCGAGCACCAGCAGTTTGAAGTGCTTCGGACACAACCTGAGCGAGTTCGCTTTGTGTGACGTAAAGAAGGCTTGGCCATGTAGAAACTACATGATCAAGAGACTCTTCCAGTGCTTTCTGGTCAGAGAAGGCATTCTGTCGCTTCAGATCAGCGATTGCTTTGCAGAAATCTTGATCTTTTGATAGAGCTATAACACTTTCACGAACCTGATGGTTGTCAGCGTTGATAGTCTTCCACTTGAAGGACTGAACCTTATTTTTGTTTCTTTCGTTAATGGTTGGCATCAAAATGCCTACCACATTTCCGGCTTTATCTGTTTTCAAAGTAGACTCTCGAAGAGTCGGACCAACTTTCATGAATTCTACGTATTCAAGAACATTCTGCGAAGTCACATAAGCATTGTCGAATCCAGCAGCTTTTGCTGCTTGAAGAACATTAGCTCTGTGATCGTCGTCCCTGTGATTCTTGTCGTTCGTAGCTTTGTTTCTTACTTGAACGCTTTCGTTCCAACGAACCATTCCTAGATAGTTTTGAAATTGAGCAGTTGCCTGTGCATGTTCATCTTTAAGAATTGAATCAAGCATTTCCGAAAGCATTCCACGCATTTTTGTTTTGCGAGAAGATTCGTCGATGACAAGTTCTTCAATATTGTTAAAGGTGATCTTGGATTCCTTCAGTTCGTACCCAGCATGAACATAGGTGTCGTTTGGTGTTTCATAAACGACGGTGGATTCTGTGAATCCATGTAGAGCAATGTGCTCTGTTCCTAATGCTTTTGCTAAGGCCGGTGCTGCCTGCTCCAATTCACGCTCAGCCGTTGTTACTGACTCATTAGTCATTCTATCGAAGGCATCTTGCTTTATGAGTTTTCTTCTCATGGTTTTAACTCCTCGACTTCTAATGTGTTTGACACGTTACAGCTTGCAAGTGTATGTTTTATATACTCGAATAGGCACGAAATTGACTCAGATCCACATAAATACCTTCTGCCTACTACTATCTAGTTATGCAGAGAGATGTGATTTTTGATAAGAAAGGGGTTTGTAATGTCCAACTGGCGCAGATGGAGTGAAGAACGGGAACTAAGAGAAGGGTTTGGAGAGGGCGGCGACCCTGTTTCGAACTTTAAGTTTAGTTCGGGAGACGAAGATTACGCTGATGATTATGAACATGTTCAGCAAGAGTTATTCAGAGCGGTGCTTGATAAGTACCCTGAAGAAACAATGCAATTTTTTGAAGGGATTGCGCAACGTGGAGACCAAGAAATAGCTGGTCTTTTAAGGAAGTTGCAGAGAGA